TCATAATTAATTCATAATATGTTTTATTTTTAACAAAAAATACATTTAGATTACCAATTACACAAAGCGTTAAAAAAGTATTAATATCAATTGTATTTTCATTTGCTAATTTATTTTCAATATTTGTAATCGTATCAAACTTGTGCTGTTTCAATAATTGTTTTTCTTTTCTAATCCGTTCTATATATTCGATCTTGAATTGTTTTTCAATAATATAGCTGCGATTTGTTAATTTTGTATAATTGGTCAAACCATTCTTAATAATGTACAAACACCAAAATAATGAATCATTATCATTTGGTGTAATGATATTTTCAGCGCCACTGCCACTGCCACTACCAGTCTGTCCAAACCCCGAACCATTACTATGATTCAATTTGTTATTTTTTTTATTATTTGCTTCTTCTCGAATCTTGGACTCAATACATTTACAAGTAGTTGTATTATTAAACATATAATCTTGTACATGTTTAACAAATTCTTGATATAAATCATCTTCCTTTACAAAAGACATTTGATTTTAGTTAGTATTATTAAATATTATTTTATATCTTTATTATCTTTTGTAAAATATATATTTTTAAACGACTCTTTTTGTTTTTCAATTTCATTCAATGTAGATTCTTGAGTGTTTACATAATTTATATAAGCCTGTAATGCTTCCAATGTATCTTTATTTAATTCGGATAAATTAACGTGAACGCCATATTTATTTTCATTTAATGTGACGCCTTTATAATTGTGTAAAATTCTTAGGGTTTCAACTTGATTGAATTTATTCATATTTTCGATCGATTCTCGGATATAATTCAATTCACTAATAGAAAAATTATTAATTTCGCTTGTTGTCATTGTAATTTCCATTGTTTAATAGGTATAAATGTATATCTGAGTTTATATTTAATATATTTTAAGTAAGTTATAATTATAACAGCGCCTATTTTTCAATAATAAGCTTGGATTTTTGTGGCTTCACCAATTCACCTATAATTGAAATATACTTATCATTCAATTCGAAACGCTGACCAATGACCCGAACATTCATTTTATCACCTTCTTTAATATCGGTAAAATATGAATTGGAATAATGGTGGTCTCTTGCTATAAATACAATAATTGGACTAGGCTTTTCATCCGCACTTTCCGCGGTAATACCAGCCTTTGTATTTGTTTTTGCTAAACATGAAATAATCGTACCTTCAACAGGAAAACATACCTCACATTCAAAAACCACATCAAACGATACATTAACTCCCATTACAATTGTTCCGCTTGAATAAGATATTATTTTTGTAGAATTCGGTTTTATAAATCCTTCCACTACACATTTCCCTTCAAAATGATCAACTATATATTCTTCTATTACCTGTGTTAAATTATTACCAATTGTTACAATAGGCAATCGAATGTTTCTACTAACAATTGATCTAGAATAAATAGAATTTAGTTTGAGTATCTTTTTTTTATTTTGTGATAAGGACATTTTTTTTACGTTATTCATATTTTCCATATATTGTATATATATTTAATCTTTTAACTAATTTTTTCAATTTTATTTAATAAACATAGTGTATAATTTATAATAGATTGCCATTTCTGGTGTTAAAAACCATTTTTTATTGTCACGTTGAATCTTATCAAAATACCGCAAAATAAATTCTTGTATTATACACAATTCTACTTGACCAATAGCTTCTTGGGTAACTTTACCACTACTGTCTTTTAAAATTCTTGTATTTTCCTTTGTATATTTTTCTTCACCAAGAATTGTATTTATCATTGTTAAGGTCTTATTTTTTCCAGATTCATCACATCTAGCACCTGTATCTCTTTTGGACAACATGTCTTTCGTTTTAAAAATCAAATATTTGTTATTTTTTTCGTAACCGATAAATCCTACAATTTTATTGTAATCACTAATTTGAAAATTCAAAATCTGTTTTACCTCTTTCGTTTCTTCGAATTCTCTCTTATCTTCGGGTTCTGCTTCGACCCATCTGTTGTTCTTATCCAACATCATTATTTTTATTTTATCCAAATCACATAAAATTATCGCTTCCTTTGTGTTTTTCATTATAGTAATGCTTTTTCTCTCGAAATATTGTTTAATCATAAATTCAACTGAGTTTGTATTTAAATTTTCCAATGAATAAATATAATTCATTAAATCCACTTTTTCTTGAAATAACAAAAGTTCAATCATATGCGCAATCAAAAAATCAATCAAAAATGGTTTGCTTTCTGGATATTCTTGTGCCATTTTTCGCATTACTATACCGCAATGTTTATACCAAGTATCATCACCTCTCGGTACCCTATTTTCTTTAGAGAACTCCTTGGTTAAATTAATATTTTTTGTAAACTCATCCATTAATATTCTAGCATTGGATGTATTTTGAATTTCTTTCACATCTTTCACATCTTCTTTTTTCCCGGGCTCTTCATCTTCAATGATTAGTTTTCTTTGTGGTACAGCAACCTTTGTTTCTTTTAAAACATAATCCTTCAAATCAAACCGAATCGTATTATGCTTATAATCAATCGGGATTGATCGTTCATAAATAGAAATATTTTTATCAAGGATTTCAATTGGTTGAAATAAATAATAGTCACCTATATTTACGAGTCGACCATTTCTACCATATTTATCTACGATGAATTCATTATTATCTTCTATCAAAATCGTTAAAGCAGCATATATTTGAACAAATGGATATTTTTTTGGAATTTGAATTAAATCAATCAAATTGTCTTTTTTATAAAAAAACGCCTCCTTCATTAACATTCGTATTTTTTGTATTATTTTTTCAGAATTCATTACAATAAATTTCTCATCGTATGTATCTTCATTTATATCAGCATCGGTGATTACTTTGTTTGGTCTACATGAATAATTACATGATGCCATATAATCACATGCGGGAGAAAAAGGGACGTCGCCGATTTTAAAATCGTGTATTACCAATCCATTGGATAATTCCTGTGTGACTTCTTCATCTATACCAGCCGCCATTATTTCTTGCGTAAAATTCGTTTGATCATGATTTATTATACAATCAACCGCGGTTTCTTTCAATAATCTACTTACTTTACCAATCTGTATAGCTTTATACTCTGCGACTCGATAAACATATAAATCAGCGGACTCTTCCTCATTATTTTCAAGAATCGTGCCATACATGAAAATTTCAACGTTTCTTTTTTCAAAAGGTAAATCTTTGTGACTAAAATTACGAACCGCTCGCCCAATGATTTGTTCTATACGATTCATATTGTACCATGGTTCCAGAATATGGACCTGCCTTATAAATTTAAAATCGATACCTTCAGAACCAGCCCCAGAAATCAAAACAACTTTCACTTTATTGCCATTTACATTGTCTTCATTGGTCAACGCTTTTACTTCATAATCATTGTTTGGAGATAATCTTGGATCTCCCGTAATCATTGAATATCTAGCAGGCATAAAATCTTTTTTATCAGAAGGAGGTTTCATAGTTCGTACATCGACCACCTCAGAAGGTCTATTTTTGAATAAAGATGATTTTACATTTTGTCCATATCTCACAAATCCCATTTCTTCTAATGCTAATGCCATGGGAATCAATCCACCATCAATATATTGTGAATAAATTAAAATAACACCATCCGCTACTTTTATATTGTTAGATTTTTCAAGACCATTTTTAATAATAATTTGATCTAAAATACATTTAATTTTTGAACTGTATGCGCCGATTTTATCATAAGAAAAAATTTTACCGTAATTATTCAATGTAGAACGTTTATACTCAAAATCTCCTTTAAAAGGAGGTGACTTTATATCGGCAAAATCCATGATTCTTTCCAATCCTTTTTTACCAGTCAAATATTGTGGATCAATTTTGATTCTACTTTGTAATTCAGAATCCTTCATGGTATCATCGTCATCACCGTCTTCGCCGTCACCACCGTCACCGGCATTTTGGTTAATTTCAAGAGGTTCTTCGATGGGTCCACCCATTTCATCTTCAACATTATCATTATACCGTGTTTGAGGAATTGAATCCAAAATAGGTTTTAACCCCTCAATCGGATAAGAAATAATCAAAGATTCCAATGGTATTTGTAATAATGTATAACCAAAGGACTCCATATTTTCAAAACTAGGCATTTCTCTTACAACACCTTTTTTCGTGGTTGTGCTCATCTTTCTATTTCTCAGATTATAAATGATATATTTATAACTACAATATTGACATTTACCACAATTTTTACAATTACCAATTTTATTCAAATAAAGGCTCAATATTCGGTTTTTATCGGTATTTTTGATTTTTTTTAAATTCATTTGATGACTCGGATATTCTATAAAAGGGAATGTGTTTTTTTTAGCAAATTCATCTGGATAGACACGATATGGAAAAGTATACGGATTCTCACCGCGAACAAATGAAATATATCCAGTTGCTTTTTGGATCAGTAATTCTTCGCCGTTTTTTTTGAAATTACCGTTTTTATCAAAAATATCTTTGACTTCGATTTTACCTCTTCTATCATTCATGTTCATTAAATTAAGTAACCATATGATTTCTTTATAACTATTATACATAGGTGTCGCTGATAATAATAACAAACGCATATTTTGTACTGCTTTCACTAATAATTCCAAATGAATAGCCACTTTTTTGTTTTCATTATCTTCGCTTTTTCTAATATTATGGACTTCATCAATTACAATCAATCTATTTTCAAATTCATTTTTCAATTTTTGTATTATTCTTTTGTTCAATGTTATTTTGATATCACTCAACATTTGAATTTTTGTTTTGTTTCCTTGTCCTTGTCCTGGTGCTCCCTTATTTTTTTGTTCTTCTAATTCTTTCTTCACTTGTTCTCTCTTCAATTCTTCATCATAATGTATTGTTTTAATAATATAATTCGCAAATTGACCATATCCTAAAAAAATATAGTATGTATTAATCAAATTTTTAATCTGATTTACTATCTTTTCTTTTGAAATTCCCTTCATATTCATAGGGTTTACTTCTTTTAATAATTTATTTCCAACGCAACCTTTTACAGTCCAAACACCGTCAATCAACTTCAATTTTCTCTCATCAAATAATTGTAGCCTGAAATTATCCTGAACATTCTCCGATGCTACAATAATAATTCTTTTGGTTATACCCATTTGTTTCATATAATCTCGCATTTCTTCACATACTCCAATAGCACTACATGTTTTTCCAGTACCCAACATATGATAAAGCAACATACTGTTATAGGGAGTTTGATAAGACAAAAAATTCTTCACAAACAATTGATGAGGAGACAACTCAAAATCCGCCTTAGAAAGAATATCAGCATATTCTTTTATATTTTTATGAATTGTACCATCATATTTTGTATCGTTAAATTCCTTTTTTTCGGCGATTTTAATATTAAAATTCGTATCGTTTAAATTAGGGTATAAAAAACCATTTTCATTTTCAGGTTCTTCTAATAAACATTTACGTTCAATGAATTCCTTTTTAAGTAAAAATTTATTACAATCATTTGAAAAATAATTTTCTTGATTATTACCGCAACTATTTTTATATTCGGTTTCTAAATTCAGACTACGACAAAAATCCTGGTTTTTATTTGAATTTTGTAGAGTATTTGAATTTTCAGAATCTTCAACTATTAACAATCTTTTTTTTTGAATCATAATTAACTAATACGTATACTATATATTATGAATATAATCTATATTCTTCTAATACTTTATTAATATTAGTAATTAGCTTTTTTTTCTCTAAATTATAAGGTCTTATTGAATCCAAACATTCATCAAATGTTTTCCATTCCATTTTACTCACTTCAGATGTTTGAAAATTCTCCAAATTAATATCATTGTCATCATTAAATACAGCCAAAAAATACTTATGTTTATAATATTTATGATTGGTTCCAATAAATATTTCTTCAAACGGGATTACATTTTCAACAATTGTGATATTATTTCTAGAAATTCCAGTCTCTTCTTCAAATTCTCTTAAAGCACATTCTAAATCTTTCTCTTTATAATTTCTTCGACCTTTTGGAAATTCCCATTCAGTTTCATGCCATGTTGTAGTGCTATTTTCGAGTAAATCTTGTAATACAATTTTTTCATTGCCAACAATGATTCCATTTTTGATCAAATCGAATTTTTTACAGCACGAGTATTCCTCATTTTTGTATTGAACGTTGTAGACATCTCCCCACATTTGCTTCCATAATTTGTCAAAACTTGTATTAATCAATCTATCTTTTTCAGAAATCGACATTTCATCAATAATATTTTGAATCTGATTTATGTTATGAAATATATATTTTCCTCGCATGAAATCGATGAACCCGAAACTATCTTTTCTTCGAATCATTAAATATTTTATACTACCATTCTTGGTTTGTGTAAATAAAATTATGCCATAACTTATGATAGGCAATTTACATTGATTGTATTGATGCCCGGGTTTACCACAATTATTACAATTATTACAATTATTTAAATTTTTATTATTCATTATACTTTTAACACTATATGTTAAAAGACAGTTCTTTTTATATCATTTTACTGTAATGGCAAAACTTGATCCAAAAATATGGGGGCCAAAATATTGGTTTTTTTTACATACAATTTCATTATCGTATCCGAATTTTCCAAATACAATTACAAAAAAAAGGTATTATGAGTTGATTCAGAATATGCCGCAATTTATTCCTGTAGAAGAGATCGCAACTAATTTTAGTAAATTGTTAAATGAATTTCCTGTACAACCTTATTTAGATAATAGAGAATCTTTTATTAAATGGGTATGGTTTATACATAATAAAATAAATGAAAAATTGGAAAAACCGATTATTACGTTGAATGAATTTTATGTAAAATATTATGATGAATATAAACCAAATAATGTTAAATTGTTGGAATACTATAAAATAAAACAAAAAATAATTTATGTTATAATTATTATTTTTATTTGTAGTATAATATATTATCTATACGACAAATAATTTTATAGTCAATATATAGGAAAACAACAAATGAAAATTACTGATAAAAAATTAGGTGGGAAAATGCTCGCTTCTGGGGGATTTGGGTGTATTTTTTCACCTGCTTTAAGATGTCATGGTTCGAAAAATCGTAAAAAAAACGGCGTTAGTAAATTAATGACTAGTAAAAATGCTAAAGACGAATTTGCGCAATTATCTATTATTAAAAGCGAGTTGGATAAGATACCCAATTATAAAAATTTCTTTCTCATTGATAATTTTTCAATATGTAAACCAAATAAATTAACACGCAGTGATATTGAAAATTTTGATAAATGTTCGGCGTTGAAGATTGATAAAAACAACATCAATGAAAGATTGGATGATTTATTGGCTATTAATATGTTATATGGAGGTATAACATTAGGTGAATTTATCATGAATAATAAAAGTTACATCAATTTGGTTGTTTTAAATAATAAGATGGTCAATT